GCTTGGTTTTTTCAAGTCAAGTAAACAGGTGCTTGAATGTTTCGCTGATAAAAATAACCTTCCTTTGTATCGTATGGCGGCATATGTGAATGGTAAGAAATTCGGCAAGAATAAAGCTGATGCTACTGGCAAGCGGTTCGCTGCACCTTTGAAAAGAATACTTGCGGTGGCATTGCCTAACGTCAAATTGATCTTCAAAGATGGTAAATGTGCTGTTGATATTGATGGCGAGATTGATCCCGTATTGATACTGAATGCCATTGCTGCTATTGAGCAGCTATGTATTGTCAAGTGTACTATCAAAGATGATAAATTTGACAATGCTTTCCCTAAGCCTGAGGCCGCACCAAAAGAATTTGATGCAATGGTGTGGGCAGAACGTCAATTGAAAACTAATCCTGATCAACTTGAGGTGATGATCGCAGCGTTGCAGGCCCAGCGTACAGGCTTGAAAGTTGCTGCATAAATACCGACACAGATATACAGTAGAACAACACCCTGTGTGAAAGCGTAGGGTGTTTTCTTGTGCATATCTAACAACATGAAGGGGATTAATATGAATAAACGTGAACAAAGGGCAAGGGTGTACATGGCAGCAAATGTACTCTCTGCCTTTGTCGTAGGGCTAGGGTTAGCCTATTGGTGTGGCTATCTGTATGGTAGCTCAATTTGTATTTAACAGGAGGTAAATCAAATGAAACAGAACGATAAGATACTAAACCACCTAAGGGCAACCAAGGGTTTGACAGGGCGGGAAGCCCTGATAGACTATAGCATTCAGTCATTCACTAAGCGTGTCAGTGAGCTGCGCAGGGATGGCTGGAATATACAGGGTGTCAAAGGTAATCACCCCGTGACGAACCAACGATACACACGTTATGTACTGGTGGAAGATACGGTGGGCTAATGAATGACTGTCAGACAACTGAAGAAAGGTTGGGTGATCTACGATAAGAATGGAAAGGTTGTGATAATCACCGCTAATAAAACTGTAATCAACTCTATGATGGGAAGGAAGATATAATGTTACGTTTAACTGGATGGTATGAGACTGAGTATGGTGCAAACATGGTGGATGTGCAGGGCAACAGCCTGTATGCCTGTGTGCAACACTGTATGCTAGAGGATGAGGACTTTGGTCACACCGATATGGAATTGGAGATCTTTGGTGAGGATGGTGTGTCTAAAGATGTAACGATGTTTATACATAGGATGATTAGAAATGAAGTATAATAGCAGGACTGTAAAGGTGTACATAGATGATGTGTTACACTGCACCATGCCTGAGAGTGGCGTAGAGGGGATACTGATAGCCCTAAAGGAGAAAGGTATAACGAACGTAACCATACGATAGTAGCAGCCTGTACACTTGGAGAAGTGTGCAGCGTGATACTATTGAGGTATCGGCAACCATGTATCTGAGGAGAAAATCATGGCTAATAATAATCCAACTGCACAATATCAAGATGTAACACCAGCTATGGCTGGGCAATACTTGAAGGCAAACACCAACAATCCACGTAAGCTTAACAAAGCTAACCTTAGTAAGTTGAAGGTAGAGCTACGTGGTGGACTATGGATGGCGACAACTCAAGGTATAGGTTTTGATACAGAGGGTGTGCTAGTCGATGGGCAGCATACACTGACAGCTATCAAGGAGACAGGTATCACCGCCAGTGACCTGCTGGTATGTTACAATCTATCACCAGCATCACGGTATAAGATTGATGTAGGCCGCAAGCGTGACTTGTCTGACCACACTGGTATACCGTCAAATATTATTGCGACAGTACGTGTACCCTTTCGTGCTATGGGTAGCTTCCAGCAGAAGGTTAATAACCTGACGTTCATGAAGCCCTACCTTGAGGGTGAGATAGGTAAACTATCTGCTGAGCTACACTCTATATGCAAGGATGTACGTGGTGTAGTAGGTCACGGTGTCAGGGCTGGTGTTATCATGTCGATCATGTCCAAGCATATCACTAAGAAACAAGGGCTTGCACTGTTCAGTACACTATGCACACTGCGTAAGAATAACAAGGGTTCCTACATGGAGAAGTCTCTGAAGGTCAGACGTGCAGCACAGACACAATTACCTACCCTGTTGCTGTCGTTGGTAGAGAAGATGGAGCAAGGTATCACCCCTGTGTATGACGATAAGACAGGCAAGTTTGTTGACGCTACCGATGTACGTGAACAGGCCAGCAAGATCATGTTCCTAGCAATGCAGGCTTTCGACCCAGCGTGTAATCAGGGTGAGGAATTTACATCACCATCACACACCGATGTTGCAAAAGCATTGGATGTCTAATACTTATATGGAGGATATACAATGCAATACTCTTTAGTTGCTGTCAATATAGATAGCATAATTGGCAGCGGTGCTGAGGCTGTCACTCAGTACAAGTCGTATGATGTTGACAGTGAATGCCATGTCGTAATGGATGGCAATCTGATAGGTGGGTACATCCAGCTAGACAATGAGACTAGGTGGTGGGTGCATCACCCCAAGGAGAAGGGCTTTGTTGTCAAGCGTGTTACCCTTAAAGATGAGGGTGAGGCTGACCCTGTGCTCAAGGAGTGGGGGCCTTTCGGTAGTATAACTGATTACTCCACTGAGGATGTAAGGTTATTCAAGTGGTTTACAACCTACTTTTACGCACACTATGCTGAGTCTGACCCTGACCCTGACTGCTTTCCTAACAGTGTATTAAAGTGGCAGCGTAGGCTCACTGCCTTCCAGCCCATCAGGTCTAAGCTCAAGTATGGTAGCATGAGTATATACAAGTCACTTGACATGAGGATAGATGACAGGCATACAGTGATGAAGCCTGGCCGTGCTATCTCTACCATGTTCCCTGAGTTGGAACACAAGCAAGTCATACTGTTAGTCGATGATTTCCTTAAGGAATTTGTACCTAGGACATTGACTATCTCTGTCGCCAAGGATAGGGCTGCATTCAAGCTGGCCTATGGTGGTACTCAATCACCGATGGAGAACATCCAAACCACACACAATCGTAAGTCCTCTGCATCCAGTTGTATGCGGTATGACTTCGATCACCTTGACTGTCACCCAGCTGAGGCGTATGCAAGTGGTGACTTCATCGTAGTCATGGCCTTAGATCAGAAGGGTCTCGTTGCTGGCCGATGTGTGGTTTACACAGGTGATGACTGTATTGGCCCTCAAGCTGGGCCTATCTACGGTGTATCAGAGCAAGCACTGGACATGATAGAAGATCACCTAGGTGAGATGGATGCAGAGACAGACACTCCTCATTGGGGTGCTGCTAGGCTGCTTGCCATACCTGCTAATGGTGATAACGAAGGTGGTTACATTGCACCTTACCTTGACACTGAGCCACGTATGCTGGAGGTTACCAGTGATGGTGCGTACCTAGTACAGGATGACACTGGTAGCATAGATGCAAGTAACTACAGTGGTGTACTTGGTGGGTATGAGAATTACTGTAATTGCTGTGGCGAGGGCTTAGCTGAGTATGAGAGTATGTGGTCAGAGTATTGTGAGACAGACTTCTGCGAAGATTGCTGGCACAACGAACACTTCCACTGTGAGTATTCAGAGGAGTCACACCACAATGATGAAGCTGTTACCGCATATAGGCTTGACCGTAAAGGTATCAAGGAAGAGCTAAGGGTGTCTGAGTGGTCAGTTAATCAGGGTGACTGCTTTGTAATGTGTGTTGGTGGTGAGCACTGGCACATAGATGATGTTCAATACTGTGAGGGTGATGATGAATGGATATCACCTGAGGATATAGATGACTACTTTAGATCTGACTGGGATGAGGAGCTACACCTCATAGTTGCTATGTGTACATTGGTTGATGGTGATACGGTATCTAAGCAAGAGCTTGATGATGACGATGGTACATGGGAGTTGAATGATGACTGCCTATGGGAAAACAAACAAGAAGAGATGGACATATAATGTATAGTCTAATAGAAATGCTGCGATACAAGCGCCCAGAGGGTAGCCAAACGCAGAAAGAATTTTGTAAAAGGTTCCTCGAACCTACCTTTGGATTGCCTGACCTACACGGCAACTACATACTGTCCGTGGGTGACAGTCCTAACCTGTGCTTCACTGCACACCATGACACGGTGCATAGACTTGAGGGTATGCAGAACGTACTTGTCATCAACGATGTTGTGTCAGTCGCAGATGCTACCACATCCAGCTGCCTAGGTGCTGACTGTACCACTGGTATCTGGCTAATCATGAATATGATTGAGGCTAAGGTCAAGGGTGTGTATGTTATCCATGCTGCTGAAGAGGTAGGCTGTAAGGGTAGCCGTGCATTGGTGGCTGATGATCCAGAATGGTTGCGTCACATAGACGCTGTGATATCCTTCGACAGGTTCGGTGACAAGTCAGTCATCACACACCAAATGGGCTTACGTACAGCTTCAGAGGCCTTTGCTGAATCCTTTGCTGATGCACTCTACATGCCACAGTTAGTTGCTGATGATGGTGGTTCATACACTGACAGCAATGAGTATGCCTCTGTAGTATCTGAGTGTACTAACATTAGTGTTGGTTACTATGGGCAGCACGGTGTCAACGAGACACAAGACCTTGTTTATGCAGAGATTTTATCTGACTCTCTTGTCAATGCTGACTGGTCTCTGTTGGTATGTGAACGTGACCCTGCTGTAGTCGAAGACACATGGGGTGACTGGGGTACACGTGGTGGTAACCCCGATGAAGACAACATCGAAGCACTGAAGGTAATGATACAAGATCACCCTGACAAGGTAGCTAAAATGCTTGATGATTGGGGTGTCAAGTATTACACACTAATGGAAGAGGCAGACATTGACGACAGCAAATACTATGGGGATTATTTTAATGATAGTGAAATGTACAAATACTTCTGACAATATGTCGCACTTGACAGAAATGCCAAGCTCACCTATATAATATACTTATAGTATTACTTAAAGTATTTTACTTTTATTATAATATATAAATAATATAATACTTAAGGTAATACTTTAAGTACCCATCCTTAGCTCAACTGGACAGAGCAACTGCCTTCTAAGCAGTAGGTTGCAGGTTCGAGTCCTGCAGGGTGGACCAAGGAGAACTTGATGGATGATCCACATGATGATTGTACACATTGGCTAGGAAAGATATAAAATATAACAGAGGAGGTTAAACTATGTGGGCATTAGTATGGTTCCAAGTAATGACAGGGCTGAGTGTTGAACACTTTCAGCTAGGTTCCTATAGCAGCTCTCAGAAATGTAATGTTGCACTACAAACAGCTGAGGTTATGAAGACAAGCACAAGCATTAAGATTGCTTGCATATATTTGGAGGTGAATGACGATGATTAAAGTAACATACGTAGATCACATGGGTACTGACCTATCAGTGGTGAATGCAGCACGTGTATCCTTCGGTAAGAAACGTGAGGCCCTTGGTACTGTGACTGCGAATGGAGAGACATCTATTGTACTACATGACACAGATCAAAAACTAATCAAGTACCTTGCTAAGCATAAACATATGTCACCATTCGGACATGCCTTTGCATCCTTCCACATCAAGGCACCTATCTTTGTCGCAAGGCAGTTGGTCAAGCATAAGTTCCTACGTTGGAATGAGATCAGTCGTAGGTATGTGGATGATGAACCTGAGTTCTATGAGCCTGAGTTCTGGAGGGGACGTAGCCTTGACAAGAAGCAAGGCAGTGAAGGTCACATGACAATTCTACTAGATCAAGAGCTACAGTGGAATAGACAGCTTACTACATATAAAACTCTTCTGGCAGATGGGGTGGCACCTGAGATGGCACGTATGGTACTGCCACAATCTATGATGACTGAGTGGTACTGGTCAGGTAGCCTTGATGCCTTCTCTGATATGTGTAACCTACGGTGTAAGCCTGACACACAAGCAGAGACACGAGAAGTAGCCAATCAGATTGATCGTAAGATGATGCAGCTATTCCCTTTATCATGGGATGCATTGACAGATGGGTGATGCAGGACTAAGCTAGAAGAGGTACTAGTGACATCACTGTATTAGTTAAGGGGGATTAATGGCCCGTACTAACACCCCAGTAGTAGGAGATAAAGAATGACTAAACTATACGAACTAGAGCCTCACATCATGGACTGTTGGTCAGTATGCAATGACCTTGAGACAACATTCAAACAGATAGGAGATGGTGATCGTGACCCTACACCAGATGAGATTATGAATGCTTTGATGGGTATGCAACAGGTATATCAGTGGAAGTTTGAACAGTTGTTCTTTAGATATGAACAGGTGATTGCATCAGGGAGAGACAGAGATGAGTGAGTATGTTAACAAGCCAATACAAGTAACATCAGTAGAGGAACACGATGATGGTAGTGCTACAGTACAGGTAGAATGTGATCCAGAAACATTCTCAGCTATCTTTAGCGTAGGCTTTGTACAGTTAATTGAAAACGGTTTGAAAATTGACGGATGATAAGTGGCCCTTAGAGGCAGACTTCAGTGACATCAGACCTATGACATTGGATGAACGTCAGGCAGCTAAAACTCGTGTAGATAAAAATGGATGGATTAAATGTGTTAACTGTGGCAGTACCAGTAAAGATACCTGGTGTAGTTTTTGTTTGGAGGAAGAGTAATGATTAGAGATGAGTGGAAAAAGTTAGTAGATCTGGAACGATCTTTCGCAGAAGACGCAAAGCCTTCTGTTGATAACGATGATGTTGTGAATGAACCTGAGCACTATGCTAGGTGGAAGATAGAACCTATAACTTACATCATGCGTAATGGGTTTGAGTTTTGGCGTGGCAACATCATTAAGTATGCTAGCCGTGCTGGTTATAAACTATACGAAGGCAAGGGTGAAGTTGAGTCAGAGATCCTTGACCTTGAGAAAGTACAGAGGTATTGCCAGATGCGTATCAATCAGTTGAATGGAGAGGAAAAGCTTTAGTTATGTACACAGTTGAATTCTGTCACGACATGACAACGATTGTCACTATGGATGAACGGGATGAGTTCAATGACGTTGAGCTTACCCTTACCGATAGCGGTGCAGCCTTCCTAACTCAGTACGATGATGAGTTAGGTAGCTCTGAGATGCTTATGTTAAGTGAGCAACAGTTACTAGACTTGTTAGCATCCATGAACAGTACAGAGGGTTTGTTTAGAGCAAAGTTAAGAGGCAGACGATGATGGCTCTTTGGGTAGGGGTATTTATGTATCTATTAGGTATCATGCTAGTCTTAGGTTTAGTAGATCCTATTGATGATGAGCATGAGAATGCTCCAATTAAACTAGCCTTGACATGGCCGTTAGTTTCCGTCATGTACATCTGGGCAATGCTTATGGATTTTTATTATGGCGACAAATGATAACCCACACTTAGCTTGTCCGTATCAAGACTGCGGATCAAGTGATGCATTTAATTGGAATGATGATGGCTTCGGTCACTGTCATTCTTGTAGCAGATCGTACCCAGAGAAAGGCATGCCAGCCACCTTCTCATGGGCAGCGACAGACTATCCGTTAAGGGAGAGGAGAGACCCGATGACAATAGAAGTTAAGAGTTCTACATACAAAGGTATTAGGAGCATAGAGCCTGATGTCTGTGAGATGTACGGCATTCAATTACAACTGGGCGAGGACGGTAAGCCAGTACGCTACGCTTACAAGTACCCGCATACAGTTAAGTATCGCATGTTCAATGACAAGTCCAAGTCATGGGTCAAGGACCGTGGCCTAGGTATGAACATGCTGTTTGGCCCTGAGTTCAATGCAGGTTCAAGCAATCGTATTTATATTACCGAAGGTGAGTTTGATGCAGCCAGCCTGTATCAGATACTAGGCAAGACATTTCCCGTGAAGTCACTGCCCAGCGCATCTATCGGAGAGAAATTCATCAAGCACAACCATGCTTATCTGTCGTCATTCAAAGAACTTGTGTATGCAGGTGAGCTTGACGATGCTGGCCGCAGGGCAGCTGACAAGTTGTACCAAGCCTTTCCAGATAAGTTTTATTATGTGCCGATGTCTAAGCACAAGGATGCTAATGAGTTCCTTGAATCAGGTGATGGCGATGCTCTGATGTGGGCTGCAAGGAAGCCACAAAGATATTCACCTGAGAACTTCTTCTGCTCTGATGCAGATGTGGAAGCAGCAATCCTTACAGAAAACCCTTACGAGTATGTGCCCACTGGTCACGCTGGCCTTGATGAAAAGATCAGGGGCATGGTTAAGGGAGGTCTTACCTTTATCAAAGCTCCTCGTGGTATGGGTAAGACCGAAGTTGTTCGATACTTTGAGACTGGTCTACTGCGTGATGAGGAGACACGCATAGCTCTGCTCCACATGGAGGAGATGAAGTCTACAACCTACCGTGCTATGGCTACATACCACCTGGGTGTCAACGTCCGTACCAAGGACGATGCAAGAGAGGCTGGTATCAGTGAGGCTGATGTGATCAAAGCTGCTCAGGCATCTACACAGGGTGAACGTACTATCATCTTTGAGATGCGTGGTCACGATGATCCACTCAAGCTACTAGACTACGTGAGGCTATCAGCTTCTGTCTATGGTGCGGGCTTCATCTTCATTGACCACGTACAACGTCTGGCCTACCTGTCCAGTACTGGTGTTGACGGTGCTACTAGCATACTCACTACACTAGGCTCACGTATGGCACAGCTAGCAAAGGAGTTAAACATCGGTGTGGTATTTATCTCACAGGTTAATGATGATGGACGTACTAAGTATGCTGCATCACTTGAAGAGGAAGCTATCATCTGTATCAAGTTACAGCGTGATGTTGAGTCAGAGGATGAGATACTTCAGAACACTACAACATTTGTCATTGACAAGAACAGGCCATTTGCTAAGTTAGGTAACGCAGGGTCACTCTACTATGATCCAGATACCACAATCCTGACAGAAGATGCACCTTACAACGGGAGTTCAATGGCGGCATGATCTTACTTGATGTAGAAGCTGACAACCTTTTAGAAGATGCTACCCTAATACATTGTCTGTCTTATACATCTGATGGTAAAAACTATCAGACTATCTTCGACTATCAGGAGATGCGTGACTTTATACTTAAGCAGAAAGGTTTGATCGGACACAACATCATACGTTATGATGTACCATTGATCGAAAAGATTTTAGGTATCAAGGTTAAGGCTAGACTATTTGATACTCTTCCAATGTCTTGGGTTCTAAACTACAGTAGAGCTAAGCATGGACTTGAAACCTTTGGTGTAGACTTCGACATACCCAAGCCAGAAATTACTGACTGGGCCGGACTCACCAAAGAAGAGTATCAACACCGTTGCGTTGAGGATGTTAAGATCAACTGGTTGCTGTGGAGAAACTTACTCAAGAGGTTCTTGTACATCTATGACAATGACAAGGCTCTACTAGATAAGTTCTTCCGCTACCTAGAGTTCAAGATGGACTGTGCATTTGCTGCGGAAGCTTCTGGATGGAAGCTTGACATAGCCCTTGCTACTAAGTCTTTCGACGAGGTGACTAGGCAACTAGAAGATAAGACAGAAGAACTTAAGACAGTGATGCCAATGCAGAAGGTAACGTCTAAGAAGACCAAGCCTAAGGTATGCTTCAAGAAAGATGGTAGCCCTTCCTCTCATGGGGACAGGTGGTTCTCTCTTCTTAAGGAACACAACCTTCCACCTCACTATGACGGTGAAGTTACTGTCGTCAAGGGATGGAAAGAACCTAACCCTAAGTCCAATCCTCAAGTTAAGGATTGGCTATTCTCTTTGGGTTGGGTACCTTGTACTTTTAAATACGATAAAGATAAGGAGACAAACGTAGAAAGAAAGATACCTCAGGTGCGTAAGGACGGAGACCTCAGTGCTTCCGTTGAGCTTCTCATTGAGGCTAACCCAATGGTCAAAGTACTTGAGGGCTTTACTATCCTAGGCCACAGGTTATCCATCTTCCAAGGTTTTTTGGAGTGTGAACGTGATGGCTACGTCAAGGCAGAGATCAATGGCCTGACTAACACACTACGCTTCAAGCACAACAAACCACTGGTCAACCTCCCAGGTATTGATAAGCCTTGGGGTAATGAGATCAGGGGTTGCCTGACTGTAGCTGATGGCTACACTCTTTGCGGTGCTGACATGGTGTCCCTTGAGGATACTACTAAGCGTCACTACATGCAGCCCCTAGACCCCGACTATGTGGAGGAGATGGCTAAGCCTGGGTTTGATCCCCACCTAGATCTTGCTGTCAAGTCAGGCACACTTACCGAGGATGACTACAACTTCTATGGCAGTTCAGATGAGGATACAGTCAACGATGCATCAAGGTTCAAGGGCATCAAAAAAGTTCGCAAGAACTTCAAGGTGGTCAACTACTCTGCTACCTACGGTGTTGGTGCAGCTAAGCTGGCACGTACTACAGGCTTACCCATACGTGAGTGTCAGGCATTGCTTGATGCGTACTGGGAACGAAACTGGTCAGTCAAAGCTTTTGCTGAGGCACAGAAGGTCAGGAAGATCAACGGAGAGATGTGGGTACAGAACCCTGTCAGTAAGTTCTGGCACAGCCTACGGTACGAGAAGGACACCTTCTCTACTATCAATCAATCTACTGGAGCCTACTGCTTTGACAAGTGGGTTGCTTATTACCGGACCAAGAGGCCAAGTATCCTTGGTCAATTCCACGACGAATCAATTAACCTAGTTAAAAAAGGAGATGAAGATGTGCATAGTGCCGCATTAAACTGGGCTATTAAAAAACTTAACGAAGACTTGAAATTAAATGTTGACCTTGGTATTGATATACAATACGGTCAAAAATATAGTGACGTACATTAGGAGATTAACATGGCTACACGTAAACTGAAACTATCTGGTATTGCTGAATGGGCAAAGGTCTTTGCACAGAACCGTGACATGACTGGGTATAAGAAAACACCAACAGCGATTGGTACCTATGAGAAAACAAACGGTGCATGTTGCATTGATTTGATCTTAGATGATGCTAACATAGTTGCACTACAAGCAGCTGGTTCATCTAAGGAACCTAAGCCTGATCTTGATGGCAGAGGTATGCGGGTCAAGATAGACCGCAAGTTCGACACTGGACGTGATTGGGATGGAGGCGCACCGCTTGTCACCCACGCTGATGGCACACCTTGGAACTTTGATACCGATGGTATGATTGGGAATGGGTCAACGGTAGAGGTCATGGCTAGTGTCTATGACGTACCTAACTATGGTACAACAGGAACACGACTTGATTCCGTAATGGTAATCAATCATGTGATGGTTGAAGGAGCTGCACCTGTGGTCTTCTCAGCCGATACACCAAGTCCTGCGGTGATAGCTTCGTCACCACCAGCAGACGTAAAACTAGATGACGAAATAATGTTCTAGCCAAACTAATGGGGTGGGTGTTTATTTTCCTTTTCGCTCACCCCATATTTTATTTAGGAGTCGTTATGAAAAAAATAAAAGACATGTCTAACGAAGAGTACCACTCAATAGATGGTATCTCTTCAAGTGCTGTGAAAGCAGTCTATAAGAAATCTCTAGCCCACTGGAAGGGA